TGGTCTACCTCTAAGTAGCTATCCTCGCTGTCGGAATAATTGCCGAGCTTGAAGCCCGAACCGAGCGCACCCGAACGGAACGCCGCCGACACAACCTCTTTGAGGGTGGCGATGCCGTCGGAGGAGACGCCGAGGACATTGCTGTCAGACTGCTCGCCAAAAGCAATACCTTCCCAAAAGCGGATAAGTTTCTGCGCGACATCCTGTTTTGTCTTTGAGAGAAAAAACTTCGAGCCTTCACTCGCGATATATTCCTTAACCTGTGCAGGCGTAGTGCCGCCACCGCTACCTCTGCCGAGCGCGGTTATCTGTTCCTGCATCTTTTGCAGCGTGCCAGCCTCCTTGTCTTCACGCAGACTTACCTCGTATGACGGTATCTTTCCGTTTTCCTCTTTGATTGTCAGCCTGTCGATGATTATTTCCGCGTCAAGTCCGAGGTCTTCATCCTTGAACGGCATAATGTCGCCCTCCTTGATTGTGTCATGTATGCTCTTTACTGCCCCCGAGGTGTCGGCCATTGCCTCATCATGCTGGCGAGCCATAAAGATGTCATAAATCTTCGGTGCGTAGGTGTGTCTGGTGTGGTCGTTCTCTATAAGCCATGCAATAGCGTAGCGCAGCAGCTTTTCGGAAGCCGCTTCTACGTACTGTACAGGCAGTTCAATTCCCGACAATACAAAATGATCGCCCTTGCTAATCTGAAAGTCCTTGTACGGGAAATACAGACCGATGTCTTCCACTCGCTGCAACGTGAGCACCCAGCGACCGTTCTCTTTTACGCTTCCCGACACCTTGAACTTTCTGCCGGCACACATTCCGTCCGTCATGGTGATGGAGAAGTCGCTCTGCTTTAAGGCATTGGTGTCGAAGTTTACCTTTTCGTTAAGCTCGACCTTACATGAAGGAACATCCTGCCCATCCTTGAACACGCCGTTGTCCTCTACATTCGTGCCAACCGCGATTTCGTCAATGCGCACGCCGTCCACCTCCATCTCCTTGATTGTCGGAAATATTTCTTCCTTCTTTTCTTTTATGTCTTCCGTATCGAAGAATACACTGCCAGGTCGCACGCCTATGATGTCCGCTGTAGCTGACTCCACCCACGGGCGGTCGGTTCTTGTCGAGAAGCGAAGCTCCGCGCCGGTCGGATTAAGCGATGCGTGCTTATCAGTGTGGCTGTTCCACCAGTCCTGCAACGACATCTGCGGAAATCCTGGCAGCATTAAGCGTGAGCACGCCATGTTGTTGGGCAGATGGTCGGTAGCGTAGTCTTTTCTGTTGTCGGGGAAAGCCTCCTTGTTCACTCCGCTGACAAAATGAATCATCTTTGTTGACTTTACCGCCTCGTAGTATTTTCTTGCGTCGGCTACCGAGTTCTCTTCGTCTGTGCCGCCTGCGACGCGTACCTCGATACGCTCCTCGAAATACGGCGCACGAAGAACCGTTACCGTAGCCTTGACGACAACGCCGCCGTCATGCAGACTTACGGAGTATCGCGAGGAGCCTTGCCCGTCGGAGATATGGTTGGTGAAATACGCCGACGCTTTTTCAACATTAAGGCCACCAAGTTTGATGTCTGCTGCATACCATGCGGTATGATCGAGAAGCTGTATCGTATCCGCGAAGTCGGCCCACACCTCCATATTCAATGTTGCGTAGTATCTATTGGGTAGGTTTTTCTCCGAACCGTATGCCCTCATTCTCGTGACAATCTTCTGGTCGCTTTCTGCGTCCTGGTTAATCTCGACAAGTCCAAATGCTGCGCCGTACTTGAACGTGTTCTGCATAAGCAAGCCCGATGTGTCAACGAATACCTCTCTGTTTCGTGTTATGAAGTTTACGTCGAACTGGGAGTTTACCAACGCAAGTCCTTCCCATACGGTCTGATTCTGTACACTGATTGAAGTTGAGTCTATCTCGGTGTCTGCAACGCCAGTGTCCTCTTTGGTTGTATCGCCACCATATATCTCTTCCCATCTTGCAGCCTCGCAGCCTCGTGTCTGGCTTCTCTTCCAGTTGCGTGAATAGAACTTCCATGCTTTGTCTCCGAACTGCTCGTTCATGTTAGCTTGCAATCTGTCAAGCAAATCGTCAAGTGAGCCGATGTAGAAAACAAAGTCGGGTAGGGCGGTGTAGTGCAGCTGCGCCTCGTCGTTCAGCACAACATCAAGAAACTCCGCTCTTGCCAGCTCGTCGGACAGTGAGTTTAGCTTTATGTCTGAATACTTAAACGAGTCGCCGAGGGCGTTCTTGCGGCCCTGCTTTGCCTTGCCAGGGTCGTAGTTCAGCTCGAAGCGCTCGTTTCTGTAAATCAGATAATCGCCGATTGAGAAATCGACGGGAGCTTCGTTCTCTATTGATACGGATACGGAACACTCTCCCATCCACTCGCCGTCGTATGTCAGCGAATGAACGGAAATTTCCTTGCCGTTGGTGTCACGCAGTGGCGTGCCGTCCTTATGATAAAGTTTCCATTCCATGTCTCTATTTGCTTAATGTCACTTCCGTTACGGGGTCTTCAACTCTCAACACTGTAAAGAACGTTACCACATCTCCCTCGTCGTCGCGGTTCAGGTTTGCGTCGTCTGACACCTTCTTGAGGCGGATGTGTCTTCTTCCTACCTTAGTCCAGTCGCAGTACATCTTCATTTTCATGCCGCTACCGTCGCGTCCGCTCAGGTAGTTCAGAAACTTTCTTATTACTGCGTTAGCCGAGAACTTATCGCCCTTGCAGCACCATTTCACGGTCATATCGTATGCCGAGAATTTAAGGCTGTCGCCGAGATATGAGTCTTCTCCATCCTCGTCTTTCCAGTCCTTTACTACAGGTTCCTTGACCTCCATGCCGATGTCGAACGGTATGGAGGCGCACCACACGTCGAAGTCAGCTACGGTCTCTTTTACCATCGCTCCCGCCTGCTCTTTTTGTATGAAGACATTGTAGTGTTGCATAAATATACCTAATTTTCTCCAAAAATAATAAAAAGCGGATAATTATACAAATTAATATATAACTATCCGCATTTTTAACAATAAATATCCACTTTATTAGCTGATATAGAGCTTTTTTCTGCCGCTTGTAGACACCGCGTTCATCCAATCCATCATCCGATCGAGCTTCTCGTTACGAGCCTCCGCAAGCATGACTATCTGCGTGAGCTGCCCGAGCTGTGCTTTCTGTATCTGGCCCATTTCGGGAAGACGCATCTTCAAGAGTTCTCCGATGTCCTTGACCTGGGCGCGGTTGACACTCACGTCAAGACGGATGGCGTTGACGTAACTTGCGAGAATATCCGCAGTTTCCTCCGTGATATTCTTGATGCCGTTGGTAAGGCTGCTGTCGCCGGTTGCCGAAAGGTCAAGACCTTTGTCTTTCAGGCTCTCCAGTATCGCCGTGATGTTGTACACCGCGTCGTCCGCCTGCTTGTAGAGTTCATCAGCAACGTTCACGACATCCTCGGGTTCAAGTCTGCCTTTCTGCTTGATGGTCGTTGTGAGCGCTTCAAGCGGACCTTCAAGAGCCTTTTCCATAATCTTCTGTGACAGAATATTCTTGGTGAGGTCTTTCACCATATCCCTGGCCTTTTTCTTGTAGGCATCAATGGCGTCCTCACCTTTTCCCCATGCGCTTACAACTGCGTCGGTCAGCTGGCTCGCCCACGACTTCATGTCTACGCCGTAGATGTCCTTGAGGAAGTCGGTTGCAAGCTGTTTGATGGTCGTTTCCATCTCCTTGATTTCCTGCTTGTAGTCGGCAATCTTGTCCTTGTCCTTCTTCTTCTTGCCCTGCTCGGCGTTGAGCTGTCGTTGCATTTCGTCCTTCTGCGCCATGAGGGATGCTTGCTCCGCAAGGAAAGCGTTGTCGGGTTCGGCAAGCGACTTCTTGGCTGCGTTGTAGGTGTCACTTGTGTACGGGCCGTTGTAGCCGATAAGCACGCCTGACTTCTGGAGTTTCTGACCCTTCTCGTAGTTGTCCGTTACTTTCTTGAGTGTCGCCTTCGTGTCCTTATCCATCTCGTATGAATAGACACCGCCAAGGGTGTTTTCAATCGTCGTCTTTACATCGTTGCGCAAGTGCTCAAGTTCCGTAATGTTACGCTCCGCGAGCTTTATCTGGCGTTCCTGCTTTGCGTCATGCGCCGCAGCGAAAGCCTTGAACGGAGAGGTAAAGATGCCGACTACGCCCTGAATGACGCCGCCGACATTGCCTGACATAGCGCTTGTCGCGATGGAAGAGATAGAATTGGAAATGCCGTTGAGAGAGTCAAAGAACGCCGTTGCGTCCTGCCATGCGTTACTCTCCGTATCTACGCCGAGTGCGCTTGCAGTGTCCTTAATGTCGTTGAACGCAGCTACAACACCTTGAATATTGGCGTTTATTTTGTCAGCCGCTACGCTTACCGCAGACATGGCTTTCTTGAACTTGTTCGCAGCCTTCGCTTCCTCCTGTCCTTCCTTAATCTTATTCTCTCCCTCTTTTGCCTTCTTCTTGCCTTCCTGCACTTCCGCAGTAGCTTTCGCAACGCCGTCCCAATCACTGTTTTTCAGCGCGTCCAGCAGTTTTGTCGTAGCCTCCTGCGCAAGTCTTTCACCCTCCTGCTTCAATGCTGCGCCCGCGGTGATTTTCTCGTTGGCGTTCTGAACGCGCTGTTCTGCAACGCCGCTCAAACCTGCATTGAAGAAGTTCTTCTTGCCGCTTGAGAGTTTATTCAACTGCTCGTCAAGCTGCTGTATCTGCTTGCCGTACTCGCGAGCGTCAATAGTTCCGTCAGCAAGTGCCTGATTGATGTTTTCGCGTATCTGCGAAGCGATTTCGGATGCCCTGTCCATGCCGAGCTGCGACACCGCTCCAAAGAACGTGATATAGTCGCTGCTCTTGTTGAAGGCTTCCGTTTTAGCGGAGTTCACTTCCTTGTCACGCTGGCGCGTGTAACGATATGCAAGCCCGTTATCGCCCGCCTCCTTTGCTTGTGCAATCGGAGTTTCGTACTTGGCGTAGATGGCGGCTATCTTCTCCTGCGTGCTCGCTGTCTGTGCGATGATGTCCGCAGCCTGCTGCAAGCTCTTGACATAGTTATCCTTTACCAAGGTCGTTATCTTCTGCCATGCCTCAAGAGCGAGAGGTGTGTCCTTGTACAGAACTTTCGCGTCGGCTTCGGTCATTCCGAGGTTGACATCGTGACCGAAGTTCTTCTTGAAGTCCTCCGCCATCTTTCTTGTCTGCTCATCCCATACCGCGCCGTCCTGAAAGGCGAGTTTAGCGAAGTCCAGACTGCCTGTCTTCTCGTACAGTTCCTTCTGCAAGTTCGCCTGCTTCACGCCTTTCTCCAGGGCCTCCTTGAAGTTTGAAGCAACTCGTTCCCATTCGGGTTTCAGCTCCTCGGAGAAGCGCCACTCAAAGTTCTCCTTGTCGAGCTGCGTTCTGAATTTCTTTCTGTCAATCGTCTTGTCGAAGTTGAAACCGCCTTTCAGTCGGGCGATGCTGCCGGAATAATTGTCGAGGTCAATCTTCTTCCAGTCCAAGTCCTTATACAGACCGAATACCTCGTTCTTTGCCTTCGCACGGCTCATGCCGGCCTCTTTCCTCAACTTCTGGTAAGCCTGTCTCGCGGCCTTGAAGTCCTCAAGCTGTCTTTTCAGCTCATCAAGCTCCTTATCCTCCTTGTCGCCCTTGTTCTTCGGAACCTTATTGGATTTCTTGTCCTCGGGGATAAAATTGTACCCGAAGCCTTGCAGAACCGCCTTGTGCAATGTTTCGTAGTCCTTCTTGGCTTCCGCGATGCTCGCCTTTGAGGCTCCACCTTTCTGACGTGACTTCATTTCATTATAAAGGTCTTGCAAAGCAGACTGGGCGTTGTTCTTGGTCTTGTACCATGATCCTTCTGCGATATAGCTTGATATGAGGTCGTAAGCCTTCTGATTGCCTCTCAGATTTTCAAAGACACGCTCCTGCATAACGGTTTTTCCAGTCACCGAGTTTTTATTGCCGCTCGGCTCAAACTTGAAACTCGTAATCTTTTCGAGTTCTTTATTAATTTGCGGTATCAGCCATTTTGCTTCATCCATTATTTGCAGAAGCATGTTCCTGAACCGTTCAGGATTGCGGTTACACCAATTTTTGAAGTCATTGCCGTACAGACCGAGGTGTTTCTTTATCGTATTGAGTATCTTCGGAACGTCATCATTGGCAATCTCGTTGATGTCCGACGTGACATCATTCGCCTTGTTGCCAAGAACCTTTATAGAAAAGCCAATATTTTTATTCCACTTCACCATATTGGCCTGGAATACCGCCCATTTCTGTCCGCCCTCATCTGCCAGTATGCGTATCTTGTCCTCAAGCGTCTTGCCTGCTCCAGCGGCGCCAAGGATGGCGCTTGCAACGCTATCCATCTTTGATTTTGTCACTTCGTCAAACGCCGACAATTTCAGCTGGTACGCATCGGTGGAGTGCTGCAAGTCCTTCAAGTTCTCCTCAATGGTGTCGTTGAACGGATTTCCCGATTTCCAGCCACCCGTAGAACCTATTGCGTCTGCAATCATGCCAGCATCGCCCGACGCTACGTTCTTCGCGTTCTCGACACCCTTTCGAAGGATGTCATACTGCTCATTGAGGTCTTTCGCCTTTTTAATCTGTTCATCAATAGTCTTCGTGTAGGCGTCGCTCTTTATAAGCAACTGCTTCATGCTGTCAATTTGCTTTTTCAGCTCCGTGTCCGTTGTGCCCTTCTTTGCGCCCAGGGCATCATAGTAGTCCTTCATCCAGTCAGAATCTGGAGCCTGCAAGCTCTCCGCCTTCTCCTTTATCGCGCTGAACTCGTTGTAGATGCTCGATATAACCTGCGTGACAGTCATAAATGTCAGTCCGACCCAGCCGCCCACAAAGCTCAACATGCCTTTCAGCTTCGAGCCGGTCATATTCATTACAGCAGCCATTGTACCGCCTTTTAGAATTATCTCTCCCTGTCTTGCGGTTATCTGACCCATAATGACAAGCTGGTCAATTAACTCTTTTGTGATAAGACCTTCCCTAACGGCTTTTTGCATCTGCAATATAGACAACTTACCCTCCAGTGCAAGTCTGCCCATTACCGCCTGTTGCGTCTGCACATCGGCGAGCCAATAGGCTCTTTTCTGAACGTTCTGCGTCGCTATTTCCTGCGTTATCTTTCTTTCGAGAACGAGCTGCTGCTGTTCTATGGCGTAATTGCGGAGCTGTATCTTGGCCTGGTCGTTCAAATTCCTGCCGATTGAACCGATACCCAAGCGCGAAGAAGCAAGACCAAACAGCTTCTTTGACAGGAATACGCTCGCAAATGTCAATAGGGCAGGGCTTAACTTGTCTATCGTCAGAAGCAAATCCGTAGCGCCTTTTATCGCGAACATAAAGGTGCCGCCGATGACGTTCTTGCCTTCCGCGAACCTACTGAGCATGATTTCCCATGCGTCCTTCAACTTGTTCCACTGACCCAGAAGCGTTTCACTCAGCACCAGCTGCATATTGTAGAACTGACCTCCCTCGTCTGTCATCTTCCACAATACCTTCTGAACATCCTCGAAGCTGACCTGACGCTTGGAAATCATCTCCTTGACATCGCTCTGCTTGTAGTTGGTCTTGTTGTTCTTACCCTCAGAGTTGTACAATTCAGTTATCTTCTGCAACAGAGGCAAGCCTGCGTATGCAAACTGACGCAACTCCTTACCATCAAGCCATGAACGCGCCTTTACCTGGCCGTATGCCAAGCCCAATCGCTCGAAGCTGACTCCAAGACCTGATGCAATATCCGCAAGTCGCTTGGTTGTGTCATACAAAGAATCGGCTTCCACTCCGAAAGCTGCGAGCTGCTTGACATCTCGATTCAACTCGCCGAACTTGAACGGAGAACGCAATGCAAGCTCCTGCGTCTGCGCAAAAAGCTCATCCGCTTTTGTGACATCACCCAAAATGGAGCGCAAAGCTATATGCTGCTGTACAATCTCGCCGCCCGTCTGCACAATAGCGTTGAAAAGCGACTGCGCACCGTACACAATACCGCCCTGCAAAAAGAGAGACTTTATGTCATTCAGCGTGCCGTGCATCTTGCTCGCCTCTGCATTTGCGCCCGCAAGAGCTGCCGCCAAGTCGCTACGCACCTTTGCCGCCGACTTCGCTATTTCCTGCTGGCGCTCACGCTCCAAGTCGATACCCCTGCGTATGCCTTTATTTATAGCCTCCTGTGCCGCTGCGTTCGTTGCTTTCTGGTCTTGCAGCGCTCGTCCTGCCTGCGTTGCGTCGTGCCCTGTACCGACACTTCCTATACGACCAACGTCACTCATACTGCCAGCTTTAAGCGCACCGTGCATTATTTTTAAATAGCGCATAAGGTGTATAAGACGATGTATCTCAGCCTCCGCTTTGCTCACGTCGGCTCCCAACGATATGCCGCGGCTAAACTCACGTCTGAGCGCCCTTACCTTATTGCCAAGCGAGTCGTAACGAGCCTCCGTCGCCTTTATTTCAGACAATCTCTGCTTGTTGTCGCGTGCTTCCTGTCTTTCGTTCTTCCTGTCCTGCTTTTTGTTAGCTCTCGTAATGGCATTGTTCAGCTTGTCCTGCTCCGACTTGGCGTTGCCGATTTCGTTTTTGAGTATCTTGTACTCCGAAACCAGTTCCGCCACCGCGTTCTTGCTGCCAATGTCGGCATTGTTGAACTTGTCGCGCATTTCCGTCAGTCGCGAAATGGCACTCTCCGCTCTTGATGTGTCAGCACCGACCTTAAAGCCTTGTCTGGCAGAGTCGTTGAGTTCGCGTATTTTTCTGTTCACCTCGCTTATAAGCTCCTGCAAGCGTCTGTATCTCGCCTCCATCGTTTCGAGGTTGCGGTCGGTTGCTTTCGCGCTCTGATTGGCACCGCTTTGGTCTTTCAGAGTCCTATTCACTCTTTCTTTCCAAAGTTGAAGCTCGTTAAGAGTATCGCCGAATCCTTTGTTTAGCAACTGCTTGCCCGAGAAGCTCTCAATAGTAGTCTTTATTCGTTCTATCTCGCCGCGTACCGCCGTAAGTTTTGAAGTATCCGTGCCAAATTCGAGGCTCTTACCCTTTAGTTTGTCGATATTGCTGAGAATGGTGTTTATCTGCTCAACAGCCAATTTTTGTTTACTGAGGGCGGAGTCAACGGAAGCTGTCTCGCTTGCGGTTCTCTTGTATTCCTGAACCTTGCCAGTAGCTTTCGTGTATGCGAAGGCTATATCAGACAGTAGGGACTTGACTTTCGCGCCGTTAGCCAAGAGATTATCGTCAGCAAGCATGGTTTCCATTCTTCGCTTGACACCGCGCAGCGTATTTCCGCCAGAGAGTAGCGCTGTGGTGTCTATTCTATTACGTATACCCCTTGATTGCAGGCTTTGAATTTCAGCAAGTTTGTTTTTTGTCGTTTCAAGCTCCCTGTTTAGTCTTGCAGCGTTATTCTTTGATGCGGACAGCGTATTCTCCTTGTCAAAAGCCTTTTCTATTTGTCTTACGTCAGTGATTAGGTTTCTGAACTTTGCGTTATAGGCAGACATAAATGCGTTATCAACACCGCCCGCCGTCTTTCCTGCTTGCAAGTTTATAAGCTCATTACGGAAGTCCATAAGAGCTTTCTTTGCACGGTCAAGTTCGCCGGTATTAATGCCAGCATTGACATTCTTGATGCCGCTAATTTTGTTGAGTTCGATATTGACCTTCTGAAGAAGATGGAGATAGTTGAGGGCGTTCGACAACTGTTCTTTCATTTCCTTCTTCTTCTTTGGGTCTTGCTCTTTATTAATGCTAAGATTTAACGAATTAATCATGCCCTCAAGTCTCTGAACGTCTTTCAACATGCTATTCAAAGCCTTGTGGGAATTATCCTTTATTCCGAGCTGGAACCACAAATCGCCTAAATTTCCGCTTGCCATATCCTGAAATATTTATCGTTTAGATTTTGTTGTTTAAATAATCGGAAAGACTAATCTTCTTGCCGACAAGACTGCCTTCCTTCTCCTTCTTCTTTACCCAGTTATCCCAAAGGTCGTCCATCTCCTTTGCGGTGTGCTTGACACTGCCGTCCGAGTTGCGCTTCTTGTCTTTCTTATACACAATAATGGGTTGGTCTGCAACCATGAGGTCTATCTGTGCCGAAGTGTAGCCCCACCAGTAGTCGTATGCCTTGATGCCGTAGCGCGTGGCAAAGAGGAACGGGAACTTTTCGGCTAACGAGAAGGCTGCTCCCCAGCTTGTCCTGCTCGGGTAGCTTTCACTTCTCTCTTCGTCATCGTCATCGCCAGATCCGTCATCCCTATCGCTAATATGGTAGTCAGCGAGCACACTACCGACGGAACTTTTTTTTTAGCTGCGTCAACAACTCTCAAGACTTCGATGGCATCCAAGTCCTTGATATAGTACAACCAACGCCAGTAAGCCCAGTAGAAGAAGCGCAGCTTCCAAAAGTTATTAAGAAGAACGATGGCACACAACTTTACGCCACGCTTCCACTCGTCTTCCTCTCTTGTCGTGACGTGCGAGAATTTTCTTATCGCACCTCGTTTAAGCCAACCGATTTTGCGCTTTTTACCCATGAACACAACCGCTTCGGGTTCCGCCTCCAATACGCTGTCAAGAGCTTTCTGTAACTCGTCACTGGGCTGTTCCATCTTCTTTTCTTCCATGTTGTTTTCTTGATGTTAAGTCTTGTAAAAACAAAAGCGGAAAACCGCGATCCTTGATAAGTCCGCCGCTTTCCGCTTCATATTCGATTGCGTTACGCCGCTTTTTGCTTTAAGCAGATACTGCCGCCTTTGTAAGCCAAGCAACGCTCTTCAAACCAGCGCCCTCAACAGAACCACTAAACTTAAATGCGACAGGTTTGGTTCCAGTTTCATCCCACTGCATAGTTGCATAGAGCGAAAGGTTTGTGATAACCATCAAGTTGTCCTTTGTTTCGTCAACGATACAGATTGTGCCGGTCATCTTAAACTTCTTTGTTTCCAATGCGGTGCCAGTATAACCTGTTGTAACATCAAGAGCTGCATCACCAGAACCTTTGATAGTAAACTTGGTGATGTCGCCAACAGCATCCTCGCCAAACATTGCAGAGAGCAAATCTTTTGCCTTGGAAGGCACAACCATCTCTACGTTAAAGTCTCCAAGTTCTGCGGTAGTCGCCCAATCGCCGCCAAGACCTATTACCTTGTAGTGGTTGACGGTCGGGTCTTCCATTGTCGCCTTCAGTGAGTCAACCTCCACGGGAAGCTCCAATTCTGGAGTAAACTCGATTGTTGGCTTTGACAGGTCAATCATACCCTTTGAATACAAGATGCTCTTAGGGCCTACAAATCGGTCTTTGAGCTCAAGAATTTTCTTCATTGCCATAATTTAATACTTTTTTAGTTAAACCTTATTTTGTGTTATTTGGTTCTTAACAAACCTTGCACTATCGTTACCGAGAAACCGTCGCCGTCATCTGTTTGCAGAGTGACGCGAGGCTTGGTCACGATGATGTTGTCTGTTGAGATTGGAAACTTTGTCATTACCGCACCGACTTTTTCAGATACCGCAGATACGTTTAACGTATTGGGGTTCCTGGCGGATGTCTTGTCACGGACATATATCTCTATCTGCGCGGTAGTTGTATAGTCGTTGAAACTGCCGTCGTCGTTCATCTCATTGTTGTAGATGCTCGACGGGAAAGACACAACGATATAGCTGTCGGGCCTGTCGCAGACAGACTTCGGGCGGTTTCTTGGATAAACCTTGTCACAGATGCCTTTTACGGCATTGCCGACATCGTAGTATAGTGTCTTTATGCTTATCATATATAGCAAATTTTTTCAATCTGCGGCATGGCGTCGCGTACACTGGTCAAGACATCGTGCCCCATCTTGTCTTGCACATAGTCTGCGTAAACCATTGGCGCAACGACAATTAGAGAGTATGTGTCCCTTTTCCACGGTTTTATCGACTTCAATTTCTGAATAGCGGCTTGTCTTCCATCAACATGTCCTGGACCGATATTGCCTATGTACTTGCCAGGTTCTCCACTCTTGGTCGGGAAGACTGGTACATCATCCCACCATCGTGTTACAGACAATTTTTCTCCGGGACTGAGAGATACTCTTACTGGCTTTTCTATCCCCATGTCCGCAGCACCAACAACCCTAACAAGTTCGCCCCTGTAGTAGATACCGACTGCAAACGAGTTTATGAGGTTTCCTGTAACAGAAATGAAATCTCTTTCAGCATACGCTGTCCTCAACACCTCTGTGGCCATCTTCTCCATGTTTTCGAGCATCATCTCTTTTGTGTACTCTTTCACATTTCTGAAAAGACGGAAAAAGAGCTGGTCGGAATATTTGCCGTGAACTGATTTTAAAACCGCCATACGCTAAACCCTTGTAAAGTCCCAATAAACAACAGTTCTATTATTGTCAGGCTCGCAGTCCTTCACCATTCCGACCTCGGTGTTGTTGCCGACCGTTGCGTAAATCATGTCGCCATCAAGAGGACATCTACCGGCATCCCATTCGTCATATCTGACAGGAATTGATGCCTTCCTCTTGTTCTCGTCAACATTCTTGCCGCCCTCGGTAGTCGTATCGGTATAGCTGCGGCCCTCGCCTTCGTAGATTACAATCTCCGTATCCTCGCCGACCTTTGCGTCGTCATCCGCGAACGGGTCGTTCTCGTCCGCCTTGCCGACAAGCGCCCTAACGATTTTTATCGTGTGAGGGTATCTCGGGTTCTTGATGTTCGCCTTTCTCATACATCCTTATTTTATAATGTGAGGAAGCGGGCATCCGAACGCTGAAATGTCGGCACGCTTCACGCCATGAGAGGTTATTCTGAACGACGACTTCTTCTTTAACATCGAACTTGGCTCAAGCTTCGCATAGATTGCGTTGGCTTCCGCCTTGAGTTCCGCACGGTCACGCTCGGATATTTCAAAACCACCTTCCGTATGGCTCCATCCGTTATCGGAGTCGGAAGTGTTGTTCATCTTGCTCGGGCCGAGAACAAGCCATTTTAGAATGTCTGCATAGGCAAGGCGAACATCGGCGGGATTGGCGTCTACATACGCCATGTTTCCGTCAAGCGCTCTTTCAATGAGGATTGTACGCACCGTGTCCTCGGGTATGCTGAAACGTACCTTGCTGAACAGTGCGTCCTCCAGTGTGTGAATTTTATTGCCTTTATCCATAATGCCTATTCTGTCGTTAAATTCAGAGATTGTTTACGCTATCCGTCCAAGTGCAGCCGATTGCAGCCACAGGAGGACGGATAGCTTTTATGTTTAGGCAGCTACGCCTTCGCCCTTCTTGGTGATGTCGATAATCCAACGGTACGGGAAGTCGAGCATCGCCGGTACTGCGGCAAACATGAGGTCGGTATGCCACTCCATGTAGTCGCCGTTGGCGATTGTAGAGTTGCAGAGCAGGCCGAGACCATTGTTCGTCTGCGCGAACACCTTCTGAACGATATTGGTTCCGTACTTCTCGAACATCGGCTTGTCAGCAACCTGCTTGCGCTCGTACTCGAAAGCATTACCGGCAGGACGGAGAACAACGATGTTGTCATCCCAGCCCTTAACCTTGACAACCGAGCCGTCGAACTTGAGGTTGCGCTCCTCCTCGTCGATAATCTCGATGCGTGAGATACCCTGGATGTCGGCGAACGCCTTGAGGAACATCTCTGTGTTCACGCCATAGTCCTCAACATAAGCAACATAGTGGGCCTTACACCAGTTGATGTACAGCTCCTTAATCTGCTTGTTACCAAGGAAGGTGTTGTAGAAGGTGTCGTAGGTCATCTGCCATACGAGGGCAAGGCGGTTCTGACCGAACTCCTTGCGCCACTCGCTCTCAATCTTGCGCATCTGTTCGAGGATGTTGCAGTCAACGTTAGCCCATTCGAGCTTGCCGCACTTTCTGAAATTCTCCTTCGGAATTGGCACCTTGTGAAGCGGAATCTGGATACCACGGGCGATGCCTGTATAGTCAAGCTCGCCGGTTGTAGCCAGCTTTGCCACCATGTAGTTCATGGTCATGTCGAGAGAGTCCATCAACTCCTGGGTTTCGTTGCGCCACTGCTTTACGAGGTCGTGGTCGTTACCAAACTCCTCAAACTGCTTCTCGCGGTAGTTGCGCTCCTCTGCGGTTTCCTTGAAGCCGTCGGTAATGAAGTCGGGAATAGTGGCAGAATAAACTGCCAATGCACCCTTGTCCTTCTGGAACGAACCTGCGAGCGGAGCACGGAGGTTGGCGAGCGTTGCAGCGTGCAAAGCGGATGCCTCCACTGAGAATGTAGCCACGCCCTTATGGTTGGTAGGCGTGAGGTCGGGCGCGATAGTACCCTGCGTGAGATACCAGCCGTAGTTTACATGGAAGATGTCCTTCTTGTCGATAAACTTCTGCAAGTATCTTGTATTCTCGGGGTCGCTGAAAAAACGCGCCTTTCGGGAATTATTAAAATCAAACTTTGGCATATCTTTTCGTTTTTGTGTTGTGTGTTTTTCCGATTAGTTCTCTGCGTACCACCACTCTGCGTAGCGGCTCTTGTTCATCGCCTCTACAGCCGGTGGGATCGGACTCATGCGTGACTTCCACATAACCACGTCAGTGCCGAGCAGACAGAAGTCGTTGAGGTAGCGCGGAGCATAGAACTTGTCACTGCCGGCAAGTGTATGGAACGGCATGTCAACGTCGCATGGAGCGAAGCAGTTCGGGTTTGTAACCATAGCAGAAACAGTTGCGCCTGCCTTTTCCGCCTCCACGAGAACCGTACCGACGGTAAGGGAGCCGAGAGTTTCTGCGAGTGTAACCTTCCAAACATCCTTGCCGTCCTGCACGTCATTTTCAACCGCAGTAACGAGCACACCCTTACCCTTTGTCTTGAAGTCCTTCGGGCCAACCATGAGATTGTCACCCACAAACGGAATGTGGTGATAGCCGTCGCGTGTAATGTAGATGGCTGTATCCGCAGCAGCGGTGGTAGCCTTAGCCACCTCATAGCTCTTGAGCACCTTGATTGTGCCGCCGCTGTTGTCCGCAAAACCGAGGCTGTGCTCGATGAGGTCGCCGGCATAAATCTTGGCTGGGCCAGGGAACGGGTTTTTCAGGACACCGCCAATCGGAGGGCGACGGAACGCTTCCTTAACGGCACCAGGCAGGTCAACAAACACATGACGCTGACCACCGATAGTCATTTCTGACTGCAAGATTACAGCGCCGGTAGCATTGACTGCACCCTGCGCCATCATCTGTCCGTAGTAATCCTTGTTGTTATCCATAACTTTTTACCTTAAAAATTAAAATGTTTACTTCCCTTTCGGTTCGATGATGTCATCCCACTCGTCGTCACGGATTGTCTTGCCGCCGCCAGAAGAAGAGCCGCTGCCCTTGTGCGGTATAGCAGTGTTGCCTGTAGCACGCTTGAAGTCGGCAGTGTAAATACCCTCTGCCTTTGAAACCAGGTCGATTACATCGGCATCATGGTCGGGAATTTCAAGTTTGGAGATTGCAGTGTCAAGAAAGAAATCGTTAAGTTCGAGCTTTGCCTTGTCAAACTTGTCCTTCAAGCCCTTTCTGACCGCTTCGATTGTAGCGGCTCTTGATGCCTTCTTGTCGCGCTCCTCATTTGCCTTTTCAAGAGCTTCGAGCTTCGCGAGCAGCTTGTCGTACTTGTCGTCAGGCTTGCCTTCCTCTTCCTTCTTGCCGTTGCGCTCCTCCTCTTCCTTCTTCTTGCGTTCGGCTTCCTCTCTGCTTTTCTTAATCTCGTCAGAGACATTCTTGTGCAGATTGCCGTCCATGCGCTTGAGTCGGTTTGCCACCTTGGTGACTATCTTGGCGTTCGCAGCCTCGTCGTCGCCAATTTCATCCAGTACGTCATTAAGTTCTTCGTTAATGGTTTTCTGGCTAAGTGCTTTGAACTTGGTGGTATCAACCTCCTTGTTCACCAATGAAAGCAGTTCTTCTACTGTCATATTTAAAAGTTTTTGTGTTGGTTTTCGGTAGTTCTTCTACCATTAATGTATAAATATACGTTTTTCTTTCGCAAAAATATGAATAAATATACAATTAACCAAATATTTTCGATATATTTGCATAAATATTTTGTATATATATGCAGAAAAGTTGTTTTTCAGGGTTGAAATTGGATAACGGAGAGCCTATTTACACTCAAGAGTACATTCAATCACTAAGAGATAAAGACATGAAGCATCCCGACAGGTTGAAGATTATCGCTCAACGTGGCGGACAGGAGCGTATGATTGCCATTGATGCTGATATTAAGATAGTCGGAGGCTCGCGAGGCGGCCCGCTCGATGAGAATACGATGGTTTTAATGTCCAGGGGTTTCGTTAAAATCAAGGAGCTGAAATATGGGGATACCGTAATCGGTTCGGACGGGAAAGGACATCGTGTTTTGGGACTCCTCGCTTATCCGAAAAGAGATTGTTACGAGATTACACTATCAGACGGAGCGAAGATAACTTGCTCTGACGACCATATTTGGAACGTTTACATTGACGGAAGCAGACGGTGTATGCCTCATCTCGCTTGCGAGATTGAGAAATATATCACTGACGGATACGACATAACCATTCCGTGCGTCAAGCCAGTGGAATTTGATGAAAGCTACGGACTCGCTTCTATCAGCGAAAGAATGTCTACACTCGAAAGACTTATCAGTAATACGGGAAGAAAGAGCGCCGAGTATTGGTGCAAAAAATACCGCACTTCCAAGCAGGCTACCGACTTTAAGTATTTGGTTGATAGTTTAGGTTCGGTGTGTTATGTGCGAAAAACAGCGAAAAAGAAATGGTCGGTTAGGTTCAACTATAAGAAAAAGGAACTTGTAAGGCGTATCGTAAGCTGCAAGAAAAGCGGAAAGAGGGATTGTTGCTGTATTGCAGTAGACAACCCGGATGCACTGTTTGTAGTCGAAGACTTCATCGTTACCCACAATTCCAAATCCTTCTCTTCTCTCATGGAGGTACTGAAAGACATTAAGAATCCAGACTTCCATGCAACAATCCTGCGTAACGAGAAGGATGACCTTCAATCGCTTGTAACGGACTCGTACAAGCTCTTCTCGCAGTTCGGCACATACAACAAGTCGCAGAATGATATGACGTGGAACTTCACCAACGGAGGCTGGCTAAAATTCTCATACTACGCAGGCTCGTACCAGGACTTCAAGACCCGCTTCCAGGGCCGTCAGTTCGCATACGTGTGCATCGACGAGGGAACCCAGTGTCCGTACAAGAAGTTCAAGTATCTGCTTACCAACAACCGTAACGCCTCGCAAATCCGCAACCGCTTCTGGATAACGTGCAACCCTGATCCTGAGTCGTGGGTGCGCAAATTCATAGACTGGTGGGTAGACGAGGATGGATACATTATCCCCGAGCGTGACGGAGTCATACGCTACTGCTTCATGGACGGAGATACTCCCGACTCAATCTATTGGGGAGATACGCGAGAGGAGGTTTACGAACAATGCGGAGGTATCATAGATAAGCTGTGGAAAGAAAGCTATGCCGAACTCGGATATACCAAGCTCGAAATGTTCATCAAATCCGCCACATTCATTCGTGCCGACGTATCGGAAAACATCAAACTTATCTCTACCGACGCATCATATCTCGCCAACCTTGCACAACAGGACGAGGAGCAACGTATGCGCGACCTCGAAGCCAACTGGAACTGGAAGTCCGCGGGCGACGATATGATAAAAATGGCAGACCTCGAAGAAATATTCGACAACGCCGTACAGGTCGGAGATGGAGTGCGGCGTGCATCTGCCGACATTGCCTTTACGGGCGGCGACAACTTTGTGATGTGGCTGTGGGAGGGATGGCACTGCAAAGACCTTGTAGTAATGCGCCTCGACTCTCAAACGCTCGTGTCTGCGGTGCAGGCGAAGCTGCGTGAATGGGGAGTGGAGGAGTGCAACTTCACTTACGACTTGCAGGGTATCGGTCAGTATTTCAAAGGTTTCTTTGCCGATGCCGTACCGTTCAACAACCAGGCAGCACCTGTCGCTATGACACACCAGGAAGAAAAGGGTATCAGATTCCTGTACAAAGACCTTAAATCACAATGCGCCTTCCTGTTCTACAAGATGATAAAGGAGAAGCAAATCTCAATAGAGCCATCACTGCTTGAGCGCAAGTATTCTGGCGACGGATTTGACAAGGTGCCGCTGCGCCAGATTTTGCAGAAGGAGAGAAAGATGCTGCGCCGCGATGACAACAGCGACGACAGGGGCTTCAAGCTACTGCCTAAGAAGATGGCTAAACGGTACGTAGGACACTCGCCTGACTTCTTCGAGTCATGGCTATATATAATGATTTTCAGCTTAACTAAAAAGAAACACAAAAAGATAAAAGGACTATGGATGCTTTAAACAATGTAAAAGACGTGCGGGAGCTGCTCGTCCGAAAGCCGTTTTACGAAGTGACCCCGAAGGGTTATATGAAACACGGAATTATCGACCGTGAGTTTTCCGAGAATGAAGACCCTTGTATGCCTGCGGATGTGCTGTACCGCAACATCAAAACACAGCAGGACTTCTTGCGCGAGTTCTATCCGTCAGGGCACAGGATTTGCGACCCGCAGCAATATCCCGACATCTGGAAGAAGAACCCGGAAACGGGACTTTGGTGCGTGCAGAAAATTCAACGCACTGCGTTTGCCTTTCAGCAGGTTATTTACACCAAGCACGTTCTTCATGTGACTGGTAATGACATTCAGTTCGAGCTTGCGGAGGGAACCGAAGAAGGTGGCGAAGAGAAACTACAAGAGCTGCTCACGAAATACAGGAAGGGATGGCTCATGCACGATATGGAAATACGCTTCTTCGAGGCGGTATCCGCATATATGAAGGTTGCAGACTGTGCCATTGTAGGCTATTTCGACGGCGACGGCAAATTCGGAACGAGAACACTCTCGTTCGACCGTGGCGACACGTTGTTTCCGAGATACGACCCGCTTACCGGCGAACTGATTGCGTTTGCACGCAAGTATGTGGACTACGACGAAGAAGGGGAGGAGCGCATCGAGTGGATTGAAGCATGGGATAAGGATAAGTTCTACCGATTGAAGAAAGATTTGTCGGGAGGCACAGCGAAAAACGTAGTCAGAAAGATTGCGTCAATCTTCGGCGCGTCCGAATATGCCTGCGTCGAGGATAAACGACACGGCTTCCCGTTCATACCTGTAGCATACGCCCGTAACGAGGACGGCCCTTGCTGGTCTGCCGTACAGCGCAATATCGAGGATTATGAGGAGGCGTTCTCGTATCTCTGCGAGAACAACAAGGCGTACGCCTTCCCGATACTCACGCTTACCGGCGAGGGGGATGAGATAGAGATAAAGGGCGATACCAACGGCGCTGCTAAGACGATCATGATTACCGACACGGACGGCAGGGCGGAGTTCCTCAACGGCACGGACGCGTCAAACGCCTTCGCTACACAGCTCAACAAGTCTTATGACCTCATCTACGAGCTTTCGTTTACCGTAAAGCCACCCGAACTCAAATCGGGAGACCTGCCGGGCGTTGCAATCAAGCTGCTGTATTCTCCAGCCCTCGAAGCTGCCATGAACGACGCGCAGAGATTGCAGCCGTTCCTCGACCAGTTGGTGCGTATAACTAAGTTTGGTATCGGAACGGAGAACAACTGCATGGCCTCAATGGTCGCACTGCCAGTTAATGCGTGGATTGAGAGCTATATCCATCAGAACGACACTGAGCTTATCACCAACCTGGCCACTGCGGTTCAGAACAAATTCCTCTCGAAGCAGACTGCTTCTGAGCGCAATTCCAAGTTCTCGAAAAACGACGAGTTTACTCGTATCATGCGCGAGCAGAAAGAGGAAGACCAGCAGGACTTGCTCATCGACATCCAACGTCAGGAGGCACAGGTTGAGAACAACATCGAGCAGGAGGAAGCACTTGCAAAAATTAACAATCAGCAGCCTGGCGACGACATCAATACAGGTCGTGGCAAAAAAGGCAGACCGAAGAGGTCTGACAAGGCATGGGACGAGAACGGCAATTACCCTGGCCGCAACAACTGGGATAAGAATCTAAGAAAGTAATTTATGGAGTCACGAGAATACGCACTTAACAGAACGAAAGCGCAGATAGCCTGCGAGTCGCGCGTACAGAAGCGACTGTTTAAAGTTGCCCGTGAGATAGTGTCGCTCGCTTCCAAATACAGGAGGGGAGCGACACTGACAAACGAGAATGGGTTTATTGCGGCCTCACAGCGCATTGCGTTAGGCGTTGCTGACGGAATAGAAAATGACATTGCGGTCTGTGCCAAGACCGCATGCTCGATATTGAATATCGGCACGGAGAGCACGGAAGCCTTTCTTGTGTCAAAGGTGTTCGGCAAGACATCAATGGAGCGAACCACCAGTTATCTGAAAAACTTTGCGGAGGACATGGTGCGGATGTGCAAGGCCGGCGTATTGATGAAATACACCGACTCGCAGCTCATGTCCGCAATGCGTACTGGATATAAAGACCCATACACCACGTCCGTAATCACGAAGGCAAGAAAGGAGGATATAAACATCGCCACGCCTTCATACGGCAAGGGTGTATTTCATTCGGCGTACCAGAACATCGTCCGCAACGCGCGACAAATGGTCGCCGTCGCATGGGGTAGAGCCGAACAGCAGTACGGCAAGGAACATGGGGCGATAGGCTACTATATCTTTCGAGGAAGTTCGTATCCGTGCGCGCACTGCGATGATGAGACGACGTATCTGCACCACTTCGGAGATCCGTTTCCACCGCTGCACTACCGGTGCTTTTGCTATGTTAAATTTGTTTACAAAAAAGAGGAGGAGTAATTATGTCAGAATACACATTATCAGCCTATATGTACAAATTGAAAAAGCAGTACAACATGGCGGATATTTCATATCTTATATATGCCGACCTGCGTGCGGCAGGGTGGGGTAAAGGCGACGCTTGGAATGTAGCCTTCCAAGGCCAGGGCCTAAACTGGGCCAAAGCCGAACTGCTTCGCGAGATTGAGAAGCTCGAAGCACTCGACTCAGTTCAGGCGCGCATCGCGGATGTACAGGGCACAAACTCGCCAAGGAACGACGAGATAACCGCGGAGGAACTTGCAAAGGAAACTTCAAAGGAATCCATTCTGCGCAAGCTGGTAGCTGCTGAAAAGAAAGCCAAGAAAGGCTCTCCTGACTGGCTGAAGATTGTGTCGCTTGAGGCGGACTATAACAAAATCAAGCAGGATGAGATAGATGTGGAGAACAATACTTGTCACTACTATTTACCAATCAACTATCCCACTTCGTGCAAAAATTGCCTTCTTTATAAAAACAAGAAAGATAAATAAATACAGGAATAGCCTTGCAGTAATCTCTTTGCTGCAAGGCTATTCCTGTTTCTACTTGTACTTCTTGCCGGCAACCTTTTCAAGCGTCGCCATGAACGTTTCTTCAATCAAACTGTCATTGAAGGTCGGCAGAAAAACCTCTTCTGGAAGTGCCTTTCTTTCTGCCGTCTCCATGATGATACGCAGGCCCATTTCGAGAGCATACTTATCTTCGATGATTTTAATGATACACTCTTCCATAACTATCTCTGTTTACTCTTCTTTCTTTGCAGGCAGGTCGTCCTTGATAAAGCTGTATTCCTGCGTCTCTTCCGCGCTCTTCATGTTGGATATGAGGAAGTGCTCCGCAAGGTCTGCTTCCGTGATGCCGTATGTCTCGTAGATAACTCCGCTTGGCGTGCGCTTCTTGTAGAACTTGCAGGAGTTCCACATCACTCTGCCAAACTTCTGCTGTGACGGTATCTCCTTTTCCTCAAGATTGTTATCCTCACAGAACTGTCTGAAGCTGTCATACAGCGTCTTAGCGTTTATCCAAACTGGTATCTCGCCCTTCGTTCCCTTGTCACAGCGTATCTCATACGCCTTGAGCCATGCCAGCACGGGCTGCGTGCCGAGATATGAAAGGATAAGCTGCTTGCGCGAACCTTCCGCAGACGGAAACTGAAACTTGCGCTCTCTCAACATACGCTCGCCTTTAAGAACCCAGTTGAACACACCTGAAAGCTCCTCCTTGATAATCTCCGCAGCAAGACGAGGGTTCTGCTTCTCTTTCGGGATGGTAACGTCAAAGCTGACGTACTGCAAGCGTCGGATAAAGCCGAGGGTAACATCCTCGGGGAACGGAAGCTCGTTGAGATTGAAGATGAGATATGGAAGACTCTTTGACTCCAGTACGTTCTCGCCAAGTTTTCTGTACGGTACAGGTTCTCCGCTTACAAGACGCTTAAACATACCTGTATTCTTGCGTCCGAACTTCTTCGGGTCGGAGTCGGAAGACCAGTTGAAGATGGCGTTACGGATAGGGTAGCGCCCTCTCATGCCCTCGTCACCGTCAGCAGTAAGCTCCGCATAGTCCATTTTTGATATGCGGTCTTTGCCGAACAGGGCGCACATAACCTCGAATATCACACTCTTTCCGTTTGCTCCGCTACCGATAAGCATAAGGCACAGCTCTATCTTGTCGGACATCTTTCCCTCATACGGGTTGTATGCGTCGCCGCGCTGCACCAAGCCGAGTCCCATGAACATCTGCAAGATGTCACGCGAGTCCTTGTCGGGCAGCACATCAAGCAGGAATCTCTCCCATTTCTTGCACTTCGCTTTCGGATCGAAGTTGTACGGATGATAGTAAGTCACATGATAATGCGGAGAGAATGGCATCGCCGTAGGAGCCACACGCGCAAGACCGAAGTCAACAACACCGTTGGCGAAAGCCACAACGTCGAACTGCGGAACAAGCACGTTGTAGTTCTTGATGGTGTCGATGAACGACTCCTTTCTGATTGTGGAACGACCGAGCACGGGTGCTATGAACAAGTCCTCCATAAGCAACTGGTAAGCCTGCTCCACAACAATCGGCTCCACCACCTCGTATATCTTTCCGTTGAACGTATAGAACGCTCCTGCAAAATATTTTACAGGGCAGTCCTTGGCAAGCTCTCTGATACTCTTGCAGAAGCCTACCAGGAGCCTGTTCCAATTCTCGCTGTTTACCTTGCCCCAGTCGGTTCTGTACATACCGAAGCCGTACTTCGCGTCTGCACTCAACGCCTTCAACTGCCCGAACAGCGAATCTATCGCCTCACCACTACTTCTTTTCATTCTTCCTTCTCCTTGTGTTTTTCTCTAATTGTGACATCACCTCGCGTCTTTCTGACCCTGCCGCCGTGCAGATAGACGAAAGCCTTTGCACCCTCTTCGCAATACACTTCCACCTCCGCATTGTCGTACATGTTGATAAACGCTCTCGCAAGGCCGTTTACAAATACAGTCGCCTCGCAGTCATGCCTTACATATATGTCGCCGCAGCTCTTGCCAGAGTAGGTCAGTCCTGCGACGCACTCTCCGTTTAATATCACCGTCGGCTTGTCGTCCGCAAGCACGTTCTCGTCCACGTACACGCCGTGGTCGTGAATAACATCCCCGAACTCCTTCCGTATCACTTCGCATGATGGAAAGTTGTGTTCTATGCAGAAGTCAATGCCTCTGACAAACTTCTCGACAAGCTCGTCTTTCGACGTGCCGTCGGCCCATTCGTCAGTCCATTGCTGGCACAGACCCAAGCCGACCGCCTGCGACTTCATCTTAGCCGAAAGTTTCTCTGTCTTTCTGTCCGCCATATTTATTTATCGTCATGCTTTGTGTTTCGTTCTATATACTCGCTCATGGCTTTCATCTTTGCCGTCTGGTACTCCGCATCACCGACGACGGTAGTATCAACGAACATGCCGGTAAAGATAGCCTCTGCGTTCTTGCCTTCCGTTCCGTGAGTGCGCCAATCGCCCTTCTCGTCACGAACCATGCCGAGCGCGTCGATTGCCTCGAACATCGTCGTGCCGATGCCAAACTCCACCTTCCATCCGCCGCCGACCGTTTCGACACAAATGTACGGAAGCGAGCCTCGTGTCAGATGCTTGCGGACATCCTCACGGATACCTTCCTTGTCGCGGAGTTCCTTCAACTCCTGCTTACTTAGGCTGCGCGACTTCTTTGTAACTACAAAATTGCCGCAATATAATTTCTTTCCAAAATCCATATCTATACTTATTTAGTTAAACAATGTTTTTATCTTCTTTAAAGGCATTTCCTTCGCCCGTATTCGCATATCAACGTTGCGTCGCACTTGTTATCGTCTACGTTCTTGCACTTGCTTGTACGTCTAAAATCTTCGGTCGGAAACAATCGTCTTGCGGCGTTGATGGATGTCGCCTTGTTGTCAGTGCTTTTCTTTCCGCAGTAACTCTTGATAACCTTGTCGTGACTTATCCAAATCTCCTTCTGCCAAGTCTTCGGAGGTACAAGATGATAGGGTATCTCAAGCGCAATCAACAGACCTTGCAGTACTCCGAACGTTTCTCCGAACGAGAACGTGGACTTTGCCGACGAACCGAAGATGGCGTGTATCTCCTCCATACAGCACACGCAATTTTCCTCGCACACCGTCTTGATGTTTTTCAGAAACAGCGCAATATCGTGATAGTCACAATCCAGTAAGGAGCAATACTCGCGCGTGCCGTCAGGGTGCATTACTGCTATGAAACCCTTTGAGCCAGGGTCTATGCCGATGTATGTCTTGCTTGCCATGTTATTTTACTCCTGTTGAATTAAAACCGTTGTCGCTACGCTTCTGGTCGCCATTTTCTTTGTCGTCGTTTTTTTCTTTCTTGATAACGCCGCTCACAAGCTCCGTATTCGGTATCTCCACAATGCGCATCTGTGCTATCTTTGTGCCGGCAGGGATAATAATCTTATTTGACAGATAGCTGCCTATTCCAAAGGTTTTTACGATTGCCGTAACCTCGCCAGTGTAACCGCTGTCTATCAAGCCGATTTTCACGTCGGCATCAATGCGGACATCGACAAACTCTCCTTTGAAGTGCTCTCTTCGGGCGTACAAGCCCTTGGAAGACATGCCGCTTCTTGGCTGTATCACCGCAGCGAGGTGTTTCGGGAGCTGTATCTTGAAGCCGAGAGGTATCACACATCGGTTCCAATCGTACACCTTCACGTCTTCCTTGGTGAACACATCATACGCTGCATCGGCATCGTGCGCCTTTTCAGGCATCCTGCCGCCACAAAGTTCTATTATTATCTTCTCTCTTTCCATTTTGTTTTTGTTTATTATTTCTTACCGTTCCACTTTACAAACTCCTCGCAAGCCTCATCTTCGCCCATTACGAACGTGTAGAGGTCTTTGGCGAGGCAGTAGGGTGCGCTGTCTGCATCCTCGTCTGCGAACATCGCGCAGTCCTTGCACTTGTACTTACATTTATCTACTATCTTTTCCATATCCAATACGTTACACGAAAATGCCAGCGTCCAGTGCATCGTTTATAGCGTCAAAGAATTTGTCACGCACATCTTCGCGTGACCATTCCACTTTTTCAGCGACTCTTGCAATGGTCGTACATGCGAAAGCAGTAAGAGCCTGCATGATTTCCGATGGCGTTGCGTCGTCTATTGCATCTCTTGCCTTGATCATACCCAGCATTAGGGGTAGTTCCTTTCCAAGCTTTCCCATATCTTCATCTCCTTTCTTAACTTCCTTTATGTTGTATTTTTGATAGAAATCACGGCAAAGGAAGTTGTTTACACGCTCTTTTAGGCTGTCAGGAACTTTTGCAGACCAATCATGATCCTTAGTCTTTTCAAAAGCGATAGTGTTGTGCAAATCTACCATCTCCTGCCAGTCGGTATCGTCAAGCGTAATTTCTGTTGTATGTTTCTCAATGTAATCAACAGTAAGAACAGCTTGAGAACCAAACACCTCTTTGCTATAAAAAGAGCATGTAACAAGATTGTTGTTCTCAAATTCTTCTATTTGCATCAAACCCGCAGGAATCTTTAGAAGGATTTTACTATTGGGAATTTGCACAACACCCTCGCAGTTGTTCCAGAATATCAGCCTCTTTTTTATCCTTGACTTCTCTATCATAAGCTATTTCCTCCTACATTAACCCCCCAAAATAATACAAAAGCACACCGTAAACTTTCATTTCTGCTTCCGAAAGTTGCTTAAAACACTCAAAGTCACAGTCCTTATTTACATAAGCCCTAATTGGAGGTGCAAACCTTTTTTGCTTAACTGCTATTGTATATTCAGATTTGTGTGGAAAAACAGAATCCATATCCTCAATAACCGAGCATATAACCATTCCGTCCTCTCTGACTTCCGCATAACTTTCTATTTGCTGCTTTAGCTTTCCGACGGAATTATTTAGAAAAAACTCTATGGGCGCAAGGTAAATGTCACCAAGTTTTAATTTCTCATTTTTATCCATAAGCTATTTGTTCTTTGCATGAACATTATAATCTTCCTCACTAATTTTGTAAAATTCCGCACTCTCGGAGTAATAGCCGTTACTTGTTCCAAACCATCGAATAGTGACATCCCCATGGAACGTTGCTAAATGATAAAATGTCCAAGTATAAGTATCTTCAATACATTCTTCATCTACAGGATAGTCGTTGTTTAACTCTTCCGCTGTCAGTATTTCCTCATTCAGCAAATCAGCGAAATCACCGCAAATATCATCTATATATACATTCTCGCAACACTCTTGGTAGTGCGTCATAATGTAAAATTCTCCATCAGCTGTTTTGAAAAACAAAGCATCGTTTGAGTCATAAAGGCCTCTATCGACACTAACGAGTGTTTTTCCTTTTAGCACATCAATTTCGCGATAGTTTTCAAATCTCCAAAACATAAGCTATTCCTCCTTGTCTTTAATTTCTATAAAATCACCGACTCCCAAACGAGCGTTGTTGATGCAATTACATATCCAACCCATAAGGTATGCCTGGTGCTCATTTCTGCCGTTATACATTCTTTCCAAATCGCACGCATCGTTGATAGACGATAGAACATGATATGCCTCATGGCAGATATTTTTCATAGTCATATCGCTCTTCTTTGGAAAGACAACGAGATTGCCGAAGTATTTCCCTGCCTTACTCATACATTCGTCATAAACCATACCTCCGTAGTTTCCTTCGCTCATAGGCTCGCCGTTGTGAACAAGAGGTTCGCCTTTCATGTTAGTAAAGCATTTGTCTATTTCTTCTTCCGACGTATTGTACATCACCCAAAGTTTCCTTGGGTAAATCTGCGGTGTATATTCGTAATATCCTTTCTTCTTCATAATTCACGAATTAGCTTAGTTATACGCTTGTATTCCTTAATGATTGGAGCATCAAACCATTGTGTTTTAACGATATATGTTCTACCCTGTTTTATAACTCCAACGAGTTGGGCATTACCCCAGACTCCATACAAATCTATACGATACGCTCCCTTATCTGTAGCCACAAGATAATAGGTCTCTGTACCAAACGATTCTTTGTTACCAGACGTTTCTACGATTTTATCGACAGAGTAAACCGTAATAGTGTCGTACAACTTACGATTGCCTTCTTGAAATCTCCGACTCCAGCTACACGATGCCAATAGCGACACCACCGCAACTAATGCAAATAATAAAAACTTCTTCATATATCAACTATTTATGTTAAACATCTCTCAATCCAAGACCTAACAGAAAAAATCGCGTGTCCATGATTATACAGTCATGGTCTTTGTTTGTTCTAAACAAAGCATATCCTTTACTATCGACGTTACTTATGTTATACAGTCCTTTAGCATCGAAAGCTGGCTTTAAAATGGTTTCCTTTTCTTCAACTTCGGCAAGAAATGGTGTAGGCCTCCCATATTTACTTTCCCAAGAAAGAACACCATATTTGTGTATAAAGAAGTCGCGTTTCCTTACAATTTCTTCGCCTTCCAAAAACAGCCATATACCCTTTTTCACTTTATCAAGAATATCAGCCGCTCTTTTACAATTCGCTTTATAGAAATTTACACTCCAACAATCCATATTCTCAACTATTTTTTATGTAATCTGCCTATATGCCACTTTGAGCACAGCTCACAGAAGTAAGGCTTTTCGCCAATAGCTTTCAGCCTCGGGTTCTGATTTAGAAACTCCCATGCCTCATCCTCGGTATCGTAGCCGACCTTCTGCTTCCACGAGTTCCCCTTGCGAGTCCAGTGCCTTGCGTCGGGATGTAGGGTGGAGTAGGGCGCCTTGTTGTGGTACCTGTTTTTGCTCATATCCATTTTACAGTTGTTTCTCCGTTGTAACCTTTCTCCCATACAAACCATGCGTAGCTGACTGCACTACCCCCCCCCATTGCGCATCGTAGCGAACTTGCCGTTCTTTGCACACAACACTCTCTTTGAGAATTGCAGTACGTACTTAGGCGACGTGTTTTTATAGAGCCTCTCGTAGCGTTTCTGACCCTCCAGGAACGTTGTCTTGAGAAACATCACACACAAACCTCCGTTAGGAAGCAAGTCAAGCGAGTGTAGCACGAACTCCAATGCGTACTTGTAGGGTGGGTTCGTCAGTATGCACTTGCAGCCGTTGGGCATCGTATCCGCTTTAAAGAAGTCCTGCACACCGCCGTAGCCTCGGTCTATAAGGTCGGTACTCACGACATCATGCCCGAACTCGACAAGACGCTCTGACAAGCATCCAGTACCACAAGCGCACTCCCATATCTTCTTCGGCAAAGAGAAGTGCTTTAAGAGCTTGTCTATAGCCTCATGCGATGTGCTATAGAAGTCGTGCTCCTCACGCTCCTTGTCCGTGTGGTTGCTCGCACCGATTGTTATGAAGGTGCTCTTGCCGTTTCCGTTCCAGTCCTTAGTCATTACTCAATTTGTTTGTAACCCAAATTATAAAGTGTCCTACGGATAAAATCCATTCCCTTTTGATAGACGAGTGTCTTGATGCTAATTTTCACACCGTCATGCGTTGTGTATTTCTGTTCTATCGTGCGGAAATATCCACAGTCAACATACTTCTGATATGGGAGATTGTTCCACATGAGTATTTTCGCGTTGCGCAGAATTTCAAACAACTTGTTTCTGCCGATGTTTTTGAAGTGGAGAGTATTCGCAGCTGCCTTGATGTCGATGGCGGTCTTGCTTTCAGCCACTGCTTCAAAGAACTCTACTTTCGGCTTCTGCATCTCAAGCTGCTTCTGCTGTGCTTCTATCTGCTCCTGCTGCTTGGCAGCAAGCATAAGAGCCTGGGCAAATGACTGAGGAACACCAGAACTCTGACGTATCTGTTGCTCCATAGCGTTAAAGGCATTCATATACTCCAGTTTGAAAGCCAAAGCCTTCGACCCCGTAAAACCCATAGCCAACAGAGTAAAGCCGTCCCTGTTCATCACGTAGATAGGCAGCTTTTTCACACCGCCACCAACAGGCATCGGCTGTTCCACCTCTGTAAGGGAAAACATCTTCGCAAGTTGCTGGTTCTCAACGAAAAGGGATTTTTCCCCTGTCGTAAATAAACTTTTTATAGCTTTAAGAACGTCGCTATGTTCTTTACCAAACTTCTCTGCAACAATCACACTCGTTGTCAGTGCCTGATTATCGTTACTTCTAAATACAATCTCTTGCATATTATTAGATTTTAAGTTGCAATTATTTCTTCGTTTTGTCAAGTTCCATAATCGTAAGTATCGCATAGTTCGCAAGGTCAAGCAGGGAGTCTCTCATACTCTCGCCCTTCACCTTCGCCTCGTCAGACATCAGTGACTTCACGCGCTTTAGCTTCTCTGCCATGTGTCCGTAGGCGTATGTCATGCCGCACTCTTTAAACAGCTCCGCAAAACTATTGCCGTAGTCGTGATTCTTCGCCTTGAAGGTGTCGTACATGCCGTTGGTAATGTCGCGGAACGTATCGGCATCTCCAGTTGGCTGTTCAGTAAACGCGGAAAGCTTTGGAAGAACGTCAATCGGATCAAGGGAACATCCGTAATGCTCCATACGGTATCTTTTACCGCCGCTACGACTGCCGGCAAAAAAGGTGCTGTTCGCCCAGTCTTTCCTCGGGTTCTCTGTACTGAAAATAGGGTAGAGATTAGCGTCGATAGCACGTCTTCCGTGTTGCATCACGTCGCCCAGGGATATGTAGCGCGGTTTCTTCCCGAGCGCATCGCTGCGAACCTTGATGTACTCGCCGACCCATGCGCAATGCGGGTCATTCTTGTCGGCGAAGCTTATCAGCTTCGGACCGCCGCACACCTCGAAAAGCGGCACTTGGAGCGTTACATAATTTTTGTCTCCGTGCGGAGTTTTCAGCGTTGTCAGATACTGGACGGATTCACACATATCCGTGGCGCCTGGATGCTTACGCTCAATTTTGTTATTGGGCAGTCTAAACTTCAAGCCCTCCTTAATGTCCTCTCTATTAATCATTGTTGCTACTCCTTCCTTTGTGTAAAAAATCCATTAACATTTCGCGGTTGTCAGAATTATTATCTAAGCCGTAAACTTCAACGATATGATTATCTACAACCTTATTCCATAGTTCGCAAGGAGTAACCTCACGAAATCCAACCTTGGCAAATCCGCTGTCGGCAAGTCTGTTTATTATCTTTATCATCCTCGAATTACTATCCTTTGCTACTCCTTTCATTATATGGCACCCATATCTCCTCCATCTCGCGCAGCGCAAGCTCGTAGGCATCTATATCGTCCTTCGTAGGGTTGTTATTGCTGTGATAAACAATAATGGCAAACACAAAGTAACGAAAGAGTATTGCAGCATCGTAATATTGACGTGGATGACGTATAAAATTACAACAACCATACCGACCTCCGTCAGGCAGCGTGCCGTCACCAGATACCACAAGCACATTGAGAGGACGAGTCGCCCATTGTATGTCTATAGGCTCTCCCGATTTTATACGCTCTTTCAACTCACACGCCTCGCAGTACCATGCGTGAAGAGCACCCTCACCGGCATACTCAACCTTTGGCTTTGGGCATTTCAGCAGACGCTGCAAATCATCCAATAACTCCTGTTTCATATCTCGTTCTTGTTTTCTTGTTCTTGTTTCTTTGTAATGTCTGACATATAACGGTATATATTCCTCGCCATACCGTTACACCAGTCGTCAACAAACGGGTCGCTCTCGAATAGTGGCAGTTTCTTGAAGTCAGTCTTGAACCAATTAGCGAACTGCAACAAGACATAGCGCATCACGGCTACATCATGGGCATTGTCCATCGCTCCATCAAGATTTCGCAAAGCTCTTTGCGATAACTCGCGCAAATTGTGATACCCGTAGAGTATCCGTCTATTTTTATTTTTTTTCTTCATTTAAACCATTATTTTAAGATAACCTATAGCCTCATCCATTTGCATAGCAAACGCGCCGTCTCTACCTTCGATTGTAAAAACAATCTGGTCCTCAGACTCATCCCATCCAAGGATTGTTCCGTGCATAGGGCCACCGATTGTATCACACCAGAAATCCTGTCCGGCGTTAACATCTTCCGCCGTCATCTTTCTGAACTTTAAGTAATACGCTTTACCGTCTTCTGTAATTCCCGACTTTATAATTCACATTCGTTATATAATTGATAAAGCGGATATGAGAGCATACATACAAGACCCAGTACCATAAATCCAGCTACCAATGACTTGGTGAATGCAGCCGTTACGGCAGAAATAGAAAACATTCTCACTCCGAATACCATCAACAACATGAAACGCCTGCGCCATCTGCGACGCTTAATCCTCTCCCTCTTTTCCTCCTCTTCAAGTCTTTCCATGAGGTTTTCCATTCCGTTTTCCATACTTTTACAATTAATTTTACTACTTTTGCATCTGATAAAACCAGACTGTAGAGACGGTCAATTCCGATTAACAGAAAATGAACGATTAATGTAGGTTTCAAATGCAGCCAAATCCCCGATAAACACGGGGTTTGTGTAGGTAGTGTATGATAAGGTTCTCAACCCCTATCCTCACATGCCTCTGAAACGAAGGTACAAAATAAGTTCTACAATCATACACAAACTCCCGTAAATACGAGGTTTTTGGTGCATTTTTATCCTACATCGAGTGTATAATAAATATACATAGCTATTCGGCGACAGACAGACGTTCCACTTCCCGGTTTCGACCGCCTGGAAGTTAACAAAACTGAATATACATAAATATACAAGTTTACAGTTTTTAACAAATGGGAACATAAGTTTACACAAAGCCAAAAATCGGAAGAAAAAATTTTTAAAAGAGGTGACTATAGCGACAAATAGCCAATTCTCAGGGGGGTGCACCCTGTTTTCTTTATATTATATGCAATAATATAACGTTAATAAGTGTTAAACGTACATTTTGTGTTTCACGCTTGCCTAATATTATATAAAATTGTAACCGCTTGAAAATCAATACATTATACATTTATATTAATTTCTAAAGTGTATAAATATAATGTTTCACAACTTGTTAAATACATTTAAATTTGGCTTGTTTCTGAATTTGTTAAACATAAATTAACCAAATATTGTGCTATATTATAAGATTTAACCGTTGTTAAAATGTATAACACACTGAAAATCAGTCAGTTATAACAATGTTATATGTGTTAATATATTTGCTTTTGGTCGGAAATTGTCGTACCTTTGTAGTGCCGAAAGGGGGGAACACCTACGACAACGCACAGGGTGAAGGCAATAACCCTGTGGCGTGGCGGTCTTTAAAATAGTGATACACTAAAGCGGTGCAGCCTACCAACGTAGACCACACCGCCAGCAACTAAAGCGCGAAACGCTCTAATTTATTCACCATTGCAAAATTAGTCGTTTCCATTGGTTGCTGCAAAGACTTTAGAAGTAATTAGAATTTATTCACCAATTTAAATATATAGAATTATGAAAGCGACTAAAGTAGAAAACAGAGTTAGCGAACAAATCAACACAATTGAGAACGCCCAGAAGTTGGCAAAGGAACAGGAAAATCCCAGCTACACAAAGATGTTTTTGCCGTGGGTGGAAGAGGTAGCAGAAGACGAAGCAAAAGAACTTGCAAGCCGTCTAAAAGAAGTTTTAGACGACGCAAACGAAAGCGACGACCGCTACAAGCATCTTAAAACCGACTATGAGAAGGCAAAGGAACGTTTTGAGGCTTACCAGTTGGCAACCGCCAACACCGACAGACAGGCGCTCAAGGCGTTCAAAAAAGCGGTTGCGGTTGCGGTTGCAGAAGTCGCAGAACAAACCAATACGGCGACATGGTTCAACTATCGCCGCCTGTATGGTCTTGGACTTATAGACAAGCTGCCGAACATGGTGAACACCGTCAACAAGGTTAATTCCTTTGTTGTCAAGGCGTTCACATTCATGCAGCAGTATGCGAAACGCTCTAATGAGTTGGCACGCAAAGAGCGTGCGCTCAACGCTGCCGTAGAAGAGTTCGGTATAACAAGGGAACAGGCTGAAAAAATGTACCTTGCCGGAAAGCTCAAACTTTAAGCCGGCGCCGGACGTATCCAAGTGGAGCGGCAAACAGCCGCCCCACCTGGATTTTCCTTGCAATTCGTTTTGAGTTGCAAGCGTTTTTTTGTGTCCTTATTTTTCCTTACTGTTTTTCTCTGTTTTCTTATTTTCCCACACGTTTTTAGATACCTCATCGTGGTGTGTGGGTGTTCCTCGTTGTGCTTTTTTCTGCGCAACGTGCCAAAATCTAAAAGCAATCGATCTACAGATTTATTTAAATAAATGGTGATACGTGTCGGACGTGTCACGCCCTTTGTTATGGGATTTTGTAAGCGAGATTTTTCCTGTAAGGAAATAAACGGGAATTTCTCGAACTGCAAAATTTGAAACTTTGGGAGCTATTCATAATTCATATTCTACGTTTGGCACACATGGACGAGTTCCTAACGTGCTGCGCTTGTTACGGCTGCGCGCTCTGGTTAAAAAGCAGCCGTCACGGATAGTTATTGCTTATTCCGTGTGAGGTATCACCAAAAAATCTGCAATACGTTCATAAGGTTGTACGTAGAGCCTAACTGCACACAATGTGTGTGCGACGTGCGGGATTATCCCGTGAAAACGTGCGAGGAATTGGGCGGTTACTCGCTGCCGTTCTCTATGAGACGGCGACAATGCCCAAAGGGGTACGCTGTACAATATGGTGCAGCGTTCTGGGACACGCAAAGAGAGCGTGACTCCTTGGCAATGGCTGCGTGCGTGGTGACATTCACGCAGCTCCTATTATCAACCAAATAAAAATAGAATTATGTTCAAGAAAATTAATGGGTTCGGGGATAATCACCCTCTATGGTTCAGTATTATTTTTGTATCTGTAGTATTTGCAGCAACAATTCTTGGGGTTGCGCTCAGATAGTTCAGAGTCTAAAATTTCCCTACGCTTGTAGGGAACAATAACCAATAAATTATAAAATTATGGAAGAGAAAGAAAAAAGCGTAGCAACTGCAATGTACAATTATTTCCTTGAAACTCTCGAGGGCAAGCATCATTTTTTGAAGCCTGCGAACGGATACTCATTTCTTTACATTGAGGACGGCAAACTGATAGTATCAGGCGGAGGCGTTGAAACACACGCTATCAACATTGACAATAGAATGGATATGCTCCTTCTCACCTTTGCGTACTATCGTGTTTTCGTTTAACGCCTAAAATGGTAGCCGACAGGCTGCCAACTATTAACCAATAGAATTCTATGATTATGAAGAAAAGACAGATTATCTATTCAAGTACGATAATTGTGCTTGGAATTATTCAGCTGCTCCCGTGCGTGTTGCTTGTAAGCGGTACGATAATTGGAAATGTGCTTGGAATTTTCTACGCTCTGTTTGTGTGGTATCTTTGGACGAGTACGAAAAATGGTCGTTGGTTCAGCGTTGAGCTGTACCGCAGTACGCTGCGCTTGGAAAAATTTCTGCTCGGCTGTAACGTGGAGAGTGATTAGTACGATAATTGTGCTTGGAAACTTTCAGCCTAAATGCTGCCCTGCTATGTGGGGCAGTACGATAAATCAACCTTACAGAATTATGAGACAGATAGAAATGCGCAGAGTCAAGCGTGGCGAGTTTTTCCGCTTGGCAAATTCGGAGTCCGCTCCCGTTTGGGTGCGTGACGAGTACAACAGAAGTTCCAAAAAATTCGAGGCGTACAAGTACGACAATGTGAATTATTGGAGCGAATTCAAAGGTTCACGCCTTGTTTATGTGGATTTTGTGTTCTGAAAAATTCAGCCTAAAAAACTGCCTGCAAATTAGGCAGTACGATAAACAACTAATAAAAACAAATGAATTATGGCAACACGAAGAATTAAGTGCGAGGGTTCTCTGTTCATGGAGAGCGTATTCGCGAAGATGCAGGAAATCTACACACACGTTGAGTTCCTTGGTTACGACGGCAAATTCCTGACCGTGGCTTACATTGTCTAAAACCCTGTGCGCAATCATGCGCACGGACTATTAACCAATAAATTACAGAATTATGACAGAAAAAAGACTCACAGAGGCGAGAAGACTCGCAGAGAAAATTCTTCCTAAGGTTCAGAAGATGCAGCGTGATATGTATTTTAACAATCATGTAGGCATGTGCATTGAGTTTTACTCCTCCGGCTACAGCTTTTATGTAGATGTTTGCAGCACGAGCGACAAGAAGGGCGATAGCAGGGATTTCTGCATCGTGACTTTCAGATTTTACGATTTTTACGATGCAGAGGAGAACGACGAAACGTTCGAGAGCCTTGCGAAGTACGTAAAAGATAAGTCCGCAGCCTAAAAATCCCCACGATTGTGGGGTCTATTAACCAACCAAATCACAGAATTATGAACACAGAGAAAAATTTTGTAGTGCTTGAGTTTTACCCGAGTTTTACACCGAAAGTCGTGCGTGAGTTTGCAACCCGTGAGGACGCAGTGAAGTTTGCGGAGCTTATGAAGAAGAGCGAGACCGGCAGACATACCTACGCAGTATTTTCACGCATCGAGCCGTAGAGCCTAAAATCGGGCAGTACGATAATGTGCTGCCTGCCATTAACCAAACAGAATTATTATGACACAGAATTATTTCGTGTTCCCTCCTTTTGAGGTGTACACAGGCGAGCAGCTTACAAAAGAAGTCAAACAGAGTTTAATTGCCCGTGGTTTGAAATGCGTTGCGGTTGTCTTCAACTGCGAGAGTTACGAAGATTTCGAGCGCAAATACTTCGGCAGATAGCCTAAACAGCGGAGATACAACTCCGCTACTATTAACCAAATAAATCATTGAATTATGCTAAGAGACAGAAATTGCGACAAGAATTTTGAACGTTCGTTGATGTATCAGATAAACAAGGCAAAGATTGCAGCCCGCAAGATGCACAACGCACGTATGACCGACTACAACGATCCGAAATCTGAGAATGATTTTCACGATGCTATGGTTGAGATTGTAGCCATTGCTTATCACGATTGAGCCTGAACAACCCGTTACGTTTTGTCACGGGTTCATTTTATCAACCATTTAAAATTTTAGGATTATGAAAAAGAACCCACGAGATTACAAAGTGAACGGCAAAATGTATGCTTACATTCTTGACTCCATCTCTTCCGATGATGTAGATGTAGAGTCTATGTCTGACAAGGAGCGCATTGAGTTTGCGCTTGACACGTTCTACACAGAGAAATTTAAAGATGACAGACGCAGAATGTCCGCTCTTGATTTGCTGACTGAATGGATTGCCGGTCTTTGCTCTACCGTGAACGTAGCCTTTACGAACTATGACATTGCCAAGGTTGGCACGGAGTGGGGTTATTGCAGAACAGACGCAAGAACCTCGCAGTTTGTACGTACATGGTTTGAGCGCATCGCCAATGGTATTCTGCGCCTTGCGAAGATTTACGGCGTAGACATGAGCCGTTTCCGTCGCTAATGCCTTAAAATCCTGCGTGACGATTGCACGCAGGAACTACAACCAACAAATTGAAAATTATGAAAACATATTGTGTAAACCTGAAAGAAACCTCTTATGGTTTTGTGGAAGTGCAAGCCGACAACGAGGAAGAAGCGAAAGAAATAGCTTACAAAGCATGGCTTGACGGCAACGCCAACATGGTCGGAAGTGTAGATTGTGAGCCTTTATCTGTGGAAGAGTCCTAAACGGGGCGCACAAATTCCGTGCGCCTACATTACCAACCAACAAAAATAAGATTATGAAGAAAAGAACTTACAAAACACTCGTCGGCTTGCTTAGAGCTGCCGATGCAGGACAATTCACGATGAACGACTTTTTAAGCGGACAAATCTACGACAACAAGCATTATAAGCGGCGTCCGTTCGAGCTTACCGACAGCGCTCTGCGTGAGCTGTCTGACGGCTTCTGTCAAGCACTGGGCTGTCAGAAAAGAAAGTACGACGAGGTATTCCACAACATGAAGTACGGCAAAATCGAGAGCTGTGGCATACTTTCCCGTCTGTGGGTTGAGCTGCGTAATAACAAGCCGAGCTTTACCTACTGCGTAGGGCAGGACGGAGGTTACGAGTATGCGCTTGTCAAGAGAATCCTGTATCGTGGCTATTGAGCCTCAACAAATCTGTGCAGCCTATCTGCACAGAACAACGTTTAACCAAATTAATTTCTGAATTATGGCAACAAAAAGAGCATCCGAAAGGAGAAGCAGAACGCTTGCGCAGCAGGCTAAGTCCTACGAGGTGGCAGGCGAGTACGAAATGATGCAGATAATGCACGAGTCGTGGATAAACGGCAATTTCTCCGACTTCAAGCATTATTACAGAGTCTTGAGAATGGAGGACAGACGCAGGTTTGTACACTATCTCTACTACAGCACCGACGAGGGCACATTCTACAAAATGATTAACTCGCTCATGTTCGGTTAGCCTAAATCAATCCTCACTATCACGGGTGGGGATTTCTATTAACCAACATTTAGAATTATGACAGAAAAAGATTTTTTAGACAAGTGCCATGAAGTTCTTCGTAAATTTGAAGACAAAGATACTTTTGACAAGTGTATTTGCGAGATTTTACATTCAGGCTGTATTGACCTTGAAAAATGCCCTAATAATTACATTCCTATTTATTGGGTGATGGGCGCATTATTCAAACGTGCTATGTCGCAATGTCTTGATGGCTCTGTTGACAAGAAGACGAAAAGAATAGCCCACAAGGAGGCTAAAAACATAGCATGTTTTATTCCTTGGTGGTTCTGATTAGCCTAAAGACTCTCCCCTGTGGAGAGTGCAAGTATAACCTAAAAACAACGAATTATGGAAAAGAATATTGTAGAAGTTGTTATGAACAACAAAGGCGAGGTTGTCGAGAAGGTAGCCGACTACATCGGTATTTTCAGTTTCGCTAAAACGATAGAAGCTCTTTATCGTGAGTGTCTGGAAGACTGCGACAACCCAGAGGATATAGAGGAATACATTGCCGATTTGTACGGCAAGAATATCCAGTCTCTTGCGCGGGATTTTGCTCTTGAATCAAATAGAGACATGAAGAAATATCTTCACATGAACAATCATAGTATGCCTGGAAATTTCGCAGACATCGAGGACGATTATCCCGCTCATATTACGGGTACACGTTGGTCTTCTGAGTATGCCGGAGATGATTACTTCCGTCTGTTTCCTCAAATGGTTGCTCGTTTGGATTCCGCAGAAGACAGCGAGCGAGCTAAAGAGGATAGAGCATATCTTGAAGATTGGTTTTTCGATGCCTTCGGTACATACAACATCAAGTACAATTTCAGCAACTGGCTTTCTGAGATTGTGTATATGCGCGAAGAAGAACAGGCTATCGCCTAAACTGCCTCCCTACGGGGAGGTACAATATAAACCTTTAAAAACAAACAGAATTATGGCAAAGAAAGTTTATGCGCTCTATCGCACTGATAATTGGAATACATACGCAAGCCGAGAATTGCTTGTTGTAGCAGGCAGCATTAGAAGGTGTTGTAAGGTAGCCAAGGACGACGGAGCAACAAAAGAGCAGATTAAGGATTTGCGTGGTTATTACCACCAATCCCAGTGTACCGACGAAACCGATTACGAGTACGACATTGTGGAATACACGCTCAACGAGAGTTTAATAGACTAAAAATCCCTCTTCGGAGGGAACAATTACAAACCATTTAAACAGAAGAATTATGGCATTACAATGGAAATGGATTGACAAGATGGGCAAGGCAATCATCCGTCAGAACGAGAGAAAGTACGAGATTGGCATCTACGGCGGCAACGCTCTTGCGATATTCATCAGTGTGGAGAGAGACTCATACCATCTCTACAATTTCATTATGGACGAAAGACACCTCGGTATCATTAAAGAGAACGAGTTCAAGATGTTCTACGATGAGGTGGTGAGCATCGAGCTGAACGTATGCAACAAGAACGCACTGAAGATACTCCCTCTCCTCGCAAAGGAGGCGGGCGAAGTGCGCTGCTACTACAAGGAGTCAGAGTAACATGGCTTATCCGTTGGGGAAAGAAACCACAATCGGAGCGACACCGACAACGGAACAATATTAACCCTATAAAAGAATTGAATATGAAAGAGCTAACGATTAAGGTGTACTCCTTTGACGAATTGCCGAAGGAGGCGCAAGACAAGATTATCGAGCGTGAACGCTGGGATGTTATGGATAATGCTATGGAATGTAGCAGAATGGAGTTCGATGATACGCTTAAAGAATTTGAGCGTATAACCGACTCTCGCGTAACATGTTACGATGTCGGCTATTGTGGTTGCAACTTCGGTAGAGTTTGCAGTGACAAGCTGGCATTTGAGGGGTTCGACCTTGAAGACCTAAGCGGAAAACTGTTGTTCCGTTACATCAGCAACGAAATCATGCCGTACCTGATACGTGGAAAATACTACTCAACCTGCGGCAAGTACGACAAAAACGGCAAATACACTTACAAGTCGCGTCGCAGCAAGGTTTTGATGGAGAGTTTTGACGGCTGTCCGTTGACCGGCGTATGCTACGACTGCGATGTTCTTGAGCCGCTGTTTGACTATTACCGCAACTGGGCACACCCCGAATATCGCAGCCTCACGTTCCGTGATGTCATGGAGAGATGCTATGATAGTCTTTTCAATACTCTTTACAAGGAGTATGAGTATCGAGCAAGCGACGAATCGGTACGAGAAGAGCTGTCGGCACGAGAAGATTACTACTACGAAGACGGCACAAAGTGCGAGGGCTATATTTATAGCGCAGCCTAAACCGAGGGGCTTGTCCCCTCACCACGAACTAAATTATAGAAATTATGAAGTATTATGTATCAATTACAGAAACGCTCAATAAAATTGTGAGCGTAGAAGCGAACAGCGTAGAGGAGGCGGAAAATAAAGTTGCTGAAAAGTATCATGCCGACGAAATAACACTCACCTCTAATGATTATATCGACGGCATGGTAGAAGTCGAGGAGGAGCAGGACTACTATCGAACTATTGATGCTATGCGCCACATCTACGAGCACGTGGATTAGCCTAAAATCAGAGGACTCGCTCCTCTGTCTATTAACCAAAGATTTATAGATATGAAATTAAAAGTCGGAATGAAAGTGTACTGTTGTTTATGCAGCATAACACAGGAACACACAATCACGCATTTATTTGAAGACAGAGGTTTTGCAGGCATAGACAACGATTTCTATTGGCCTATAGATCAGTGTTTTCCTTGTGAAGAAGTGACATTGCCTAAAAAGCGCAGCTAAGAACTGCGCACATTAACCAAAACATAAGAATTATGAGCAACGTAAGATTTATTCCAGGACAATATGAATGGCATCTCGTTGATGAGAAAGACAACGTGCTTCTCAACATTCCTGATGATTTCATTTACGATTGCGAGACAAAGGCTGATTTGGATTTCGTTATAGGAGACATTCCAAGACAGGCATTGCAAGCAGTCGAAGAAGGAGAAGAACTCTATGGATGTGACGTAAACAAATACGTCAGCGACATAGATGATGAATGCGTAACCAAGCTAATGATAGATACCCTATCAGAATACCTCGGGTTTACAGCCTAAAAGCCGTCTGAAGACGGCACTACAAACCAAAACTTTAAGAATTATGTATGTATCAGAACTATCGAGAGAACAACTTGTAGAGTTAAAGTCCACCATGCTTGAAGCCATCCTCGGCTACGAGCCGTCATACGGAGAGCTTGCCATTGCTGACGAGCTTGTGTCTGACGAGCAGGTGGAAGAGGAGTACGGAGGCGTGTGTTTCACGTCTGACGACTTCTTTTGCTCCATGAGCTAACCTACGGCAGCGCAGCCTAAAAAGGCGTGCCGGAAGACCATATTTATTTCAACAGTAGTGACAGATCACAAGTCTCCCACTGACGCGAGTGGACTCGTGATCTCCACAACTGTTTCACATCAGCATCGTACAGATATGCGCCAAGGTCTTCGGCACGCCACACATTTATTAACCAAAATCATTAAGAGTATGACATGCAACGAGATTATCAATGAAGTTGAGAATGGTGCGAAGTTCACTATCAACTTCCAAAACAGAACATGTAGAGTGAACGGAGACGTTGTTGTTAGCGAGGAAATCGCAGCAAGAGACTGGAAACAACATGGCAGTTTGCCTTTGTCTGTTGCGTTGAACGGAATAGAAAAGGCATACAGGGATTATAAGCACTCCGTTCCTTCTGAGCGTTCCGAGTCACACAGACGTTGCTACTTTAAGGCTTTGTCTGAGAAAGAGCTCTCAGACGAAGATATGATGTATGGTGAGCAACGTGAGGTGGCGAGATGCAAGTTAGAACTCAGATTGCTTACATACATCATCCAAGGCTACATTACTTGGCAGAAGGAATGGGGCAGCTGGTTCTACCAATCTCCCAACGACAAGGACTTGATTATCCTGCGCTCATGGGTTGAACCAAGCAAATCGTAGCATTTGGTAGCAGATGGTAGCATTTGCTATAAACCGCCTAAATCAGAGTGGGATATAAATCTCACTCACATTTCTAACCAATTTTATTAACAATTTAAAAACAAAAGAATTATGAAAAGAAATGTAATGATTTCAGGTGAGTTCACTATCAACGAGGTAGCAAACGCTAACGGCGCAAGTCAGCCGAAGCCCAACAAGAAGTCGGCACAGGCACGTATCGAAGCTCTCAAGGCTGCGGGCGTGGATGTTTCCAACTACTTCCCTATGGGCGAAGAGATGATTGTCCGTGTCAAGGACGGCGTTCCGACACAGGTGCTTGACGACGACCCTGTTTTCTCTCGCATCATGGAAGGATGCTACATCGCTCACGGCAAGCTCTATCGCCGTTGGGTTATGGCGCAGATGTTCCACATGCTCCGAGAGATGAACGAGGGCAAGTGGGATGCTCCCAACTTCACGGAGGTCTTGCAGAACCGCGGATACGAGTATTCGTGGAAGATGGTCGAGCAGGAGTTGCTTGCTCAGTATAAGATGTTCAAGCATGGTGACATGGAGTCGTTTGACGAGCGCAACCGCTGGTTCGACAAGGACGTTGTGACTGAAATGGCAGAGGACTACCTCGACCATCTCCGCAAGGTTGTTGGGGAAATCAAGGAACGCAAATGCCGCGGTCGCCTCTACAAGCGCATCTTCGGCAAGAATGTGTTCTCTGACGAGATTGAGAACGTTGTGTTCGCTCCGATTGCATGGGCTATCAGAGCAATCGGCGACTCCAAGTCTGCATATCAGCTCTACAAGGCTGTCGCAGCGTTCAATCGTGACCGTCACAACCTCCGTTGGCAGACCAAGCAGTCAAAGGCGTTCACCGATGCCTACAAGGGTTCGGGTGCGTACTTCACGATGAAGAACCTTATCCTGTTCCACGGCGCACGCTTCAATGGCTGCACCACGGCAAAGCAGTCGCTCGCACGCATGGAAAATCTCGCCTCGAACCTCGAAGGCTGGGAACTCCTCGGTGCAATGAAGCAGCTCATCAAGGACTCTGGCATCTCTGTCGAAAAGAAGATTGCCGAGTGGAAGAAACAGCCTGCATCTAAGAAGTAATCCGCAGCTAAAAAGGAATTTGCCGTTCCGTCTGCGGTGGCTCGGCATCATTTATGAAAGCTTCGCAGAAGAAGGTCCCTTACCTGCCTTTCGGTCTGGCAAGGGACCTTCCTTGCGAGCTTTGAAATCACACGCTTACAGACAGGCACCCGTCCGTGAGCCGCAGACAAGCCTAAACCACAAGTGGTTACACATCGTAACCGCTTGACTTATTTACAAACCATTAAATAATAACAGAATTATGAAAGAAGATAAGATTTTAGAGATGTTTTTCGCCCCCGAACGCTGGCAGTACGCAATCGCCAAAGGTGTTGTCAAGAACATATCCAAAGGCGTGCTCTACAAGCTCACCAAACCCGAGGCGCGCGCACTCATGTATCAGCGTATCCGTGACGGCAAGTACAAGATAATGCCGCCACATACAGCGCAGATACCGAAAGATAACGGCGAGTTCCGTACCGTATATGTGAACGAGCCTGCCGACCGGGTGTTGCTCTCCATCGCCAACGACCTTCTCTTCGAGCTTATGCCCGAGATGGTTCATCCGAGCTGTCGCTCGTATCAGAAAGGTATCGGCTGCGGTAAGGTGGTACAGGAGGTTTCACGCCGTATGTGTGCGTTGCAGACCCCCGATGTGCTCGGCTTCAAGTCCGATTTGTCGAAGTATTTTGACAGTGTTCCGTTGGAGTTCGTTGACGCAGCTTTTGACAAGGTGGAGGAAAAGTACGGACACTCGGCTCTGATAGACGTTCTTCGCGACTACTACCACTCCGACCTGTACTTCACTCCCGAAGGTGAGCTGCACGAGAAGTATCAGTCGTTGAAGCAGGGTTGCTCCGTAGCCTCGTGGCTCGCAGACGTAATCCTGTATCATATCGACGAGAGACTATCGCAGCTCGAAGGCTATTACGCCCGATACTCCGACGATATGCTTTATGTCGGTAGTGACTACGTTAAGGCGATGCACATCCTTACCGAGGAGCTTGGCAATATGCAGATGAAGCTCAACCCGAAGAAGGTGGAGTATCTTGACGCAAACCACTGGTTCAAGTTCCTCGGCTATTCAATCAAGGGCAGCAGCATATCGCTTTCCTCTACACGCATCAAGACGTTTCAGAAGGAGATAGAGTCGCGTTCGTGCTGTAGACGGGGTGCAACGCTCACGACATCGGTAAACATGATTAACCGATACCTCTACAAGGGTTATGACGGTCACTCATGGGCAACGCAGGTTCTCCCAATCATCAATGTGAAGGAGGACATCGACACGCTGTCTACGTTCATTCTTGACGCTCTGCGTGCTACCGCAACCGGCAAGCGACGCATCGGAGGTCTTGGTTTTGCCAAGGAGCAGAAGGTGGGATGTATCTCACGAGGACGAGGAAAGAATGTCACAACTAACAGAGCTAAGACACCCGAGCGTATTGACGGCTTCATGTCGCTCGGTCTCATGCGCAACGCATTGCTGACCTCGCGAGCTGCATACGACACGCTTGTAGCCAATCTCTGACAAACGCCTAAAAACGGATGCAGCCCAAACGCTGCATCCACAACCAAACCAATATGAATTTCCGAGAACACGGAACTGCGCAGAGCAGGACGCCACATTTATATACCCGCCTCAAAGATACGGGATTTCCTCTGGACAATCCAGAGTGTATCCCGTATCCTAAGGCTGGTACAATCAAAACCTTACAGAAATGTTCCACGGCGTAATGCCTGTGCAAGGCGGCGCACACCGCCCTCGGCTTGAAGAATGGCATCCGTTTAGCGCTCAGGTTGCTAACGATGACGACGTCTGTGCGAACAAACAGACGTCGTCATCGAGAAACCTGACCTACATCACTCGTTTACATCCATGTGCCACAGCCATCGTTCAAGCCCACTCACGTCAGCGCAGACGTTCGTCTTCCCCGAAGGAGTACATTTGCTACACCAAGCTTACACGCGGCGCTTGGATGTTCATACATCCCGCTCGTCGCGTGCTTCGCTTGAGTTCGACCAAAATCTTACAGCCATGCGCCACACTCCTTATGGAAGACAAACTATTGCAAGCCTAAATCGGGCGCGATGGGGAGACAACGTTTATATCCCAGTACATAAGGGCTGGGTTGGTGCCGGTTGCAACAACCGGCGCACCCAGCCCCACTACTGGGCTAAATCAAACACCTACAGCAATGCACCCGTCTCCAATCGTGCCCACAATACAACCAACGGAATTTTGCGGTTCCTTATGACGTGCCGTGCAGCCGACTTTAATGATACCGGCTTCGTATCATCCGCCGTCCACCAGGTTGACACCTGGCTCCCTGCCGATTTCTCAGCCGGTACATATCAAATCCTTACAGTCACGCAACACGGCTACAGGCACGTCATTACTTTAAAAAGTGCTGCATTTATTCGTGAAATAGCGATAAAATCACTACCTTTGCATTATAAACCAATCACGAACCAATCAGCAATGTTTGCCTTAACGACCTCGTATTGTAGAGGTCGCTATTAACCAATAAAATAGATAAAATTATGGCAGTAACAAAATTTGTAAGAGCGCAGGACATTCTCAAGGAGAAAGGGTTCAAAGCGCCACCGTTCGACACGGCGGGATTTCAGAACGCAGTCGTGGAGTTCTTCCAGAAGAACGATGTGTCTGCGAAATTAGCCATATTCGGAGTTCGTTTCGTGGATTATGAAGGTACGCCCAAATGTGGATTTTCAGATTGTTCACAATACAGCTCTTGTGAAACATGGTGGGACGGAAGAAAAATCTTCAATTATGACCTTCCCGACTATTTGGATTGTCGTATAGGTTATCTTACCACTACGGGATTCAGCTCTCCGTTTTTCATCGTGGACGAACCGTATCTGACCAATGCTGTAGCCCTTCTTAAAATGGCAGGGTTCATTGTTGGAAGAAAGCGTAGAGCTGGAGGGGTTCCGACCTATGACATCACCCTCGTCTAAACATTAACCAAGCCCTATACGCATCACGGTTAAGCGATATGAAATGCCCAACAACAAGAAACAGGAGGATGTGGATGGCATCCGTAAGGACTTCGCAAAGCGGGTCTACGACCTCTATATCAATGCCGCCAACGGAAAGATTGATACCTACGACAAGTTTCTGACTCGTTTGGAGTGGCTCGAAATAGACTACTCCGACGCATTGTCCCCGTACGGAATATACGAAAACCTGTGTCCTGACGACTTCGATTTGGTGAAAATGGCGATAGAGGAGGGCACACCCCTCAAGGACTTCGCCTATCAATGGTTGAACATATACAACATCATTGAGTTCGCCAAAGTGGATACAAGTTCTCTCGTGCCTCCCGTATCCGATAATCAGTCAAGTGACAACGCCTAAAACAGACCCTCGCCGAGGGTCGCACTTTAACCATTTAATTCATTAATTATTGTAAAACCACTGCGCCCATACCGAAGTAATATTATAAATAATATTAACTTTGCGTTGCAGGCGCACTAAATTTCAAGAATTATGACACAGCTACTTAGCACAAGACGCTGGATGGACTTGCTCACTCCCGAGCAGCAGAAAACCTACTCCAGCGCAATCCGAAAAGGTTACTTTGCGACTTATGACGGCTATCGTTGGCGTCACGAGTTCTATGGAGCTTTCATCTGGAAACACCCTGGACGCGTGAAGATCATTGATAAATTCAAGCAGGTTATCGGTCGCGCACCATTGTGGGAGGACATCACGGACGACAATCTGCGAGACGTGAAGGAAGAGCTGGACGCTTCCTATGCGCCGAACTCCGTGCGCACAATATGCGCAGAGATTAACGCAATCATCCGTGAGAACGCAGAGTCGAAAGACATTCCTTCCATGTCCTACGCCCGTGTGCTGCGTGCAAAGAAGGTGGTGGTGCAGTCCGTGTTTCTCACCGACGAGGAGATACGCAAGATACACGAGTATCGCCCTAAGACTGTGCGCAGACGGCATGCAAAGCGCATCTTTATGCTTGAATGCCTTTGCGGAGCACGTTTCTCCGACTGCCTGCGCCTCTCGCCCGTAAACCTCTCTCCTGATGGTCGCACCCTGACTTATGTATCAAAGAAGACCAACCATGAGGTGACGGTTCCCGTGCACCCGTGGCTAAGAGAGTATCTCGTTCCGTCTTCACCTATCGAACCGCAGTCACTTGCAGTTCCTTCCTACAACGACGCGATACGTTTCTTCTGCCAATCATGCGGTATCGACCAGCAGGTTAAGGTGTATCAGGCAGGTCGCGAACAGACAGGCCCGAAGTGGAAGTTCGTGTCAACGCATACGGGTAGACGCTCGTTCGCAACCAACCTGTCGTTGAAGAACGTACCGTTGGAGCAGATAGCGTTGATGATGGGTCACTTCACGGGCAACGCCCCGGATGTTTCCATGACGCAGCGATACATCGTGACGCGACTCCAGCTGTCGCCCGCAGCGTTCCAAGCGTTTATGATTCCTGGTTCCGAAAGAGCGGCGGCAGAGAACGAGGCTTACAACAACCCGACAAACGATTTTGACGACTTCGACGACTTCGATATTCCCGAGGACGAACAGCTCGTTATACCCGAGAGACCGCAGACCGAAGCATCGTAAACTATTAACACAACCTCAGCCCTACCGCAACACGGACAAGCGGAATGATTATGAAAAAAATGTATTTTACGAGCAAGAAGAGTTTTCTTGTTGAACAGAACCCTGACGGAACGTTACTCATTACCAAGACTTCAACAATGAAGCCTTTGGAAAACGCAGGCTCGTTCATCGTCTCGCAAGGAGGCATCGAAACCATCCTCTCGAAGTGCAAGGAAGTCACCGACGAGGAGTTTCTTGAAGACCGCAAGCAGCTCCTTATGCGCAACGAGCAGGCAAAACTGCGCTCCCAGGAACTCGCCCTTGCCAACCGCAAGCGTCACGAAGAGGACTACAAGGCTGTATTCAACGACAGCACAGTTGAGACGACAGCGGAGAATATACGCATACTTCTATGCTACCTCAACGACATCAACTGGGGAGTATGGCAGCTTCCGTCGATGACCATCGGCTACACCTGCAATCAGTATGACTGCGACGGCAAGACCGCAACGACCATCACCCTCGACACTCCTATAGAATATCGTGGCGAGCAGGTATCGCAGTTCCAGCACGGAGCACCAAGCGGACACCTCCGCAACTATCGTAG